AGGAAATGTAAGTTCATTAGCTCCAATTATTCTTCCTGGAATATGACAGGCATCAACTTGTTTTCCATTTGTAAGTAAGAAGACACCTTCAAGAGCATAAACCTCATCTCTCAAATAGCTTCTTAAATTGGTAGCATTTGCTTCATCACTATAGTTCTCATCTGGTGGTATTCTATAAGATTCCCATTGAAGATGAACTTTTGACCATATTCCCTGATAATTTATTCTATCAATAGAGCTTAATTGATCCCATACCAAAACATCCTGTACAGCTGTGAGATCTTGTGCCACATCATAATAAGGCATCTTCTCAAATATATCCTGAATACTCAATCTTATATTAGCTACATTCTGTCCTGTATATGTAATTTGTTGACTTTCTCCATCTATAAAGAATGTACCTACTAATTCTACTGATTCAATATTATTAATTGTTTTAATCACTGCCAGATTAAAATACTGGAAGTGTCCTGAAGTATCCAGATCATTAATATCTAAAACAATAGATTTGCCTACAGGAAAATTAAAATTAACTGATACAAAATCTGGATCAGCAATAGGAGTTGGATTAGTAACACTATAATAGGATGTAAATGGATTACCTACTGGATCTGAATATTGTACAGCAAACTGTACTGTTCCAGCAATGTTATTTCCTCCTGATACAGCTCCAAGTACATCAATTTTTGGAATAGAAAAGTTAGATTGCACTTTAATAGCATTACAATCCAATTCATCTGAATATACAGCATCACACAAAGCACTTCCTTCCTTTAGTTTCATAGGAGGTTTGTTCCAATCCATAAATCTTCTTGGATTAAATCCATCTGTCCAATATATCTCTAATACACAATTACTTATTCTATGAACCACTTTATGTATAGGATAATGTACATCAAAATTTAAACAAACTGCATTAGTCTTAACTTTATAAATTCCATCATTATTCTCCATATATCCTATCTGTGATTCATGTGTAATAGGATTAGCTAAGAAGAATATGTGTAAATTCTGCTCATTTACAAAATAATTACCAATATTAATAAAACCATCAGGAAATGTTAGGGTAAATTGATTACCTGATTCATTCTGATAGTTAATAGAGTTTGCATCAAAGTTTTCTACATTAGCATTAAGAGCATAAGTCAGTTTACCTTTTGGTATCTGATTAGCTGTCTGGTCCATGTTCATCCCTGTAGAAGCAACATTATACTCTGTATTAATATTGCCTTTGGGTGTTTTTTCTTCTTCAGCCATGATTATTGTCCATTGCGTCTTCTTCCATAAGGGTTAGTTCTACCATTAGGGATTTCATACATATTAAACCTATTCAAACTCATTTTTATTCTTTGCATCTTAGTATGAGCAGTTTGTTTCTTTATCTCTGATTCAGCCATAATATAGGCTTCATCTGCTTGTTGCTTATAATAGATTAGTTTTTGTTGTAATTGATTGAAAGTTTCATCATTAGTTTGATTTGTAAGGGTTTCAAACACTTTATATTTAATGAAAGCCTCTACAAACTCTTTGATTCTATAATTGTCAGGCATCATTTGATTTCCTTCACAATCATATTCATCTGAATAAAATATCAAATGAACAACTCCTGTTCTGAAATTGGTAACAAATTTATTATCTCTAATATCAAATGTATCAATTGATGAACTTCCTGGATTCTGATAACAATCACTCAATGTTGTATATCCTACATCACATTGCTGTTTGGCTGATATATTACCTGGTTTCAACAAATACATCTGTCTATAACATCTAGGAATATTATAGTTTGTTTTGTAAACAGCATAAGTTGGATCTGGACAATCTGGTTCTGGACATCCTGGACAATTGAAGGTAGTACATGTTGGGTTACCACAAAGGTCACCACTTACAGTAACTGGTACTATATTAATAGAACAATCAAATGTTTGAGAATAAAATGAATTAGCTGTTGTATATGGTCTTAATGGTAGTTCTCCACACATCCAAGCTTCTCTAACAGCATGAAAGTTATCAGGAAGTCTTGCCTCAAAATTTTCTATATATAAAACTGTTTCTTTTATTACATATGATGATTTACCTAACTTATTCAGACACTTATTAAGATACAATGGGAAAAGCAAAGAGTCAACTGCCCCAGTATCGAAATATGACTTAAGTTCCTCAATTATAGTTGCATATACCCCTTCTGGACTTATGAATGAGTATTTATAGTAGTAAGACATGATTAGTGAATTATATTGTTAATCTTTGTGTTCTTTGTATATATGCTGATACTTATCATCTACTCTTAGATAATGAGCTATCAGTCTTGATGATAACCTACTAGGTTTAAAATACCATAGAGTAGGATACTTTAGTCTGGTAGTCTTCTTGAACCAATGCCAACCAAAGAAAAACCCTTCTGTATGATAATTCATTTGATATATGACTTTACCTTTCTCTTTTGTTTTTTTCCAATCTATAGGCAAATTAATGAAGTCCCTACCTGTTTTTGGATCAGTTTTTATTTTTACCCTCTTCTTTTTTACAATACTAAATTCTCCAAATCCAAAAGGAAGTTTTTCCTTTTCTCCTGTTTCAAGAATATATTCAGCAAAAGTTTGATTATACTCATAAATGATTTCTTTCCACGTGTCAAAGTCCACTTTTATAGTTGGATTCTTTTTACAAAAGTCTTTGTAATTAACCCTACTAACACTCCTCCATTCAACAGCTACTCTCATAATTTTCAATATTAATTAGTTGGATCTGAGTTTACAGCTTGTCCATCAATACCATCAGCAGATTGATCTGTTTTAATCCTGAAATACGTCTGTAAAAGCTTTTGACTGGTTAAATCTAATACTTGCTTATACAAATATCCTGGAAGAGGAAATTCTTTGTCCAGAGGGTTCATACAGTATTCTTCATTAGTAAATGAATTAGCTATACAATTACAATCTGAATATAGAATATCATTTGGGACATCTTCTTCAAAAAACGCAGAGATTCTAATTAACCTTACAGAAGAATTAGAAACATATAAGTAGCCATCATTAATCCAATAATAAGCTTCAGGTTTGGTAACAGGTAACTTTTGAGTATTGATATATCTATTTACTGTACTCTCTTTTATTTTTGTTGCTCTACCACTTAGAGCATTAATAGAATAAACTCCCTGAATAACATATTGGTAATTACCTTCTGCTATTTTTGGAAGTCTTTCTTTAGTTCTTGCTATTGTACAAGGATCTGCATAGTCACAACATTCACTAATAGGAACCTCACACATTTCCATACAAGGAATTGTAATGAATAAAGTGTCTGTTGCCCATAGCTTTCTGAGATTGGTTTCTCTCTTTACTAACAGCAATGTATTATTCTTTAATTCACTAAAAATCACTCTATCTGTTATAAGGGAATCACTAGATAAAATCTTGTGCATACCCCTAACATCACTTATCAATTTTCTTCCTGTTCCCATGGCTCAATTTCATTACGAAAAATATTGTAAATATAAAAAAAGTTCCCCAGTAAATTAACTGAGGAACTATCAAACTAATGGAGAAACCAATTAAAACTCATTAGTTTATGGTGCTGGTGGTATAGAAGGTACTACAGGTGTAGAAGTATCATTATTATTGATCACTGCTATAAAAGTATTTAAATTGTAACTCAGTGTAGCAACTCTCTGTCCAGCAGTATCTTGATTTGATGTATTTAATGTTATTAGCTTTGGAACAGAATCTATTGTTCCTGTTAATGTAGCAGTTGGATTAGTCCAACAAAAAGGAGTAACACCACTAACACATCCATTATGTACAGGTGTTCCTCCTTTCCATAAAGTTACAGCAGCCACTACAGGATTAACTCCTACAGTACTATACCAGAAAGCTCTTAGGTCTAAAAAGAACTCTGTAGCTAAAGGAACATCAGTTTTAAATTTATTAATATTAACAAGAACAGATTCAAATCCTGTTCCAGTATTATCCCCTCCCCACATTATAACATAATTGTTAGGATTACGATTTGGATCAGCACTATATGGTTCAGATGGTAAGAAAGACCCTAAACAAGACCAACCAAGATATTCTGGTTGTGTATCTTGTCCCACATTAGGAAGAGCTATTCTTGTTCTTGTATCAAGATCATTTCCATCATCAAACTCATATGTTACCATAATCCAATCTGCTTCAAACACTGTAGCTGATTGTCCAAGAGTAATTGTAGCCTGTGCAGAACATTCATTAGAATCTGTAACTATCACTTTGTATTCTACACTAGAAGACAATCCTGTTATTACTAATGGAGAAACAGCAACTCCTTGATCTATATCATTAAGTGAATAAGAAAAAGGACTATTAGAACTTGAAAAGGTTATGGTGATTGTTCCATCTGATCCTCCAATAGTGGTAGGATCTGTAGAGGTTATATTCTCAAATACAAGATCACATGCAGGAGGACAAGCACTAATAACTACTATCTCTCCTGTTCCACCACTAATTTCATAACAATTAAATGAATTAGAATAAAACTGGTCAGGTACAGGAATAGTTTTCTCAGGATCTGAATACAAATGACATCCTACAGCTAGGGTTGAACATTCACTAAAAAATACTGCCATAATATTACATGTATACGGTTGGACTTATTCTACAAGCAGTGCTACAATCAACATCACTATATCCCAGATTGAAATAGTAAACTAATGGTTTACATAACACATCTATATAGTTGGAGCATCTATCTTTACATTGAATTCTTATTGTAGAAGCATAATCTGGTACTAATGAAGAACTATATCCTGCTACTAAAGAAGTTTTAGAAACATTTGTTTCAAAAGGAATAGTGAATCCATCTATGTTGGAATATAGATCAAATAGTGTAGTATCTGATTCTGCTAATGTAAGTGTTATTAAGACTGTCATGATTTAAGCTGGTGGGTTTACAGTAGTATCTACATGTGTTCTACAAACATTTCCTATAGCCAAAACTCTAACTGTTGTTGTTCCTTCAGGAGCATTAGAAATAGCTACCCCTGTTAATAAACTTGCTACTGGTACATTTACAGCCATTGCATTCACAAATGAATCAACATTAGAATAAATATTGAACAATGTTAATGCTGGAGCTGGAAGTATTATTTGAACAAAGAGTGTCATGGTATCAAACTATTGGTTAAACAAATATTATTTTGTGAAGCTCCTGTGATTAGTAAATCAGTATTTACCATTTCTGTCAAAGTGTATGGAGCTGTAGCTCCTACCAATATTACTTTTCCTGGTCCTGTAATGATATAAATATTACCACCAGATTCAAATATTCCATAAGGATATAACACTGTATCTCCTAAATCAAGAGCAATTTCTTCTGTTCCATCAGGATAACTATATTGATATAAGAAACAATTTCCTCCACCATCAGTTGTAAGAATAACTTTATTCTGAGCTGTCAATATAATATCTCCAGAAATAAACTTACCTACTGGTAAATTAAAACTATTAATTTCAAAAGCTGTACCTCCAGAAACATCTAATGTTACAATCCTGTTAGGAGTTGCAGATGTATCAGATGTTATAAGAGTAGTATCATTAATGGCATGCAATCCAACATACAAGTTATTAATTGGAATTGGGGCATTAATTGTTCTATTGAATACAGCATAGAAAGGATTAAGTTGAATATTATATTCATAGAATAACGTACCATTATAAAACCATAGTTTATTATTAGTATTAGCTATATCTCCACCACCAGGACTAAAATCCCCAATATGAATATTTTTATTATTAAGTGGATTATAAACAAATAGTTGTTCTCCATAATTTAGAAAAACAACACATTGTGTTAATGGAACAGCTTGGGTAGTACTAGTTGTAGTGGAAGTTGTTAGAGGAGGATTCTGATTAGGATCATCCCATCTTGTATTCCCACAACAAGGAGCACTGCTATTGTTAGCATTAGCAAAAATCTTTGATATATCTATACTTTTCATAATAATTACGGAATAAACATAATATAATATGCAGGTAATACAGGTGGTATATTACTATGAGAACCTCCTCCTCCACTATTACTAATAGTTGTTGCAACTGTGATTCCTGTAGTTGATGTACTTACATTTACAGGTTGGGTTACACCTCTCCAAACCTTTTCATTAGTATCAAAATCAGCTTTCTGTTCAAATACTTTGTCATTATAACTATGTGTATGTCCAGGATCTGTAACTGTTGATGTAGCTGTATGAGTGTGAGAAGGAACTTGCAAAGCTGTAAGAGTTACAACATTAGCTCCAAAAGGGTTAGTGAGAGTATAATTAGGATTGTCAGGGTTACCTGGATCCACAGCTGGATTAAATGCACCACCACCAGGAACTGTTGTAACACCAACTCCTATTCTACCTCTCTTATCAGGAGTTCCATGAGCTCCATTACACAGATATATCTTTCTCCAATCTAATCCACCACTTCCTGTTAGGTCTAATCCTACACCAGCAGCATCAAAATTAGTAAGTGGTCCATAGTATTCAATGGCTGTAAAAGGAACCATTTTGTTACTTACAACATTTAGAGAAGGTATAGGACCAACAGCAGCTGTAATTGCATCATTTACAAATGTTTTGGTAGCATAATTGGTTTGTACATCAAGTTTAAAAGCATCATAATTTGTTATATGTGTACAAAAATTACTAATTACAGCTTGTAACACTTTGTGTGTATCACTCAAATCTGTACCAGTAACACCTGTAATACATCCAATAGTATAAGCACTATTTAAGGCTGTTTCAAAATCTTGAAGATCTTCAATTTTAGTTACATTCTGACATACCACTTGTATAATTGCATAGAGGTATTCATTTAAAGTAGCTACTTGAATATCAGGAATAAGATTTTTTATTTCATCACAAGAATTTGTAGGAGATAATGTAGGAACTATGCCATATCCTGCCATAATTTCTAAAATCTTTATGATGATTTTCTCTTCCATACTAGAATATGATTCTCCATTAGTAATCTGTAATTCATCTACATCAATACCTGTATATTTGACACATTGGTCTGAAGTGATTGTGACACAACCATTAAAACAATTTGAACAGTTCATGGTTATTTATATTTTAAAAGTTTAATTCTACTAGCTATCTGATTCACTTTGTATCTACTTGCATAGTCAGAATTGAAATACTTATATGTCAATATTCTCTTGTATTGGAGTAGCACTAACATATTATGCTCATAGATAGGTATATTTAGCATAAGAGTGATGTTATTATACATGTTCTTAGCCATATTGAACAAGATGCAATCTATTTCCTTAATTAAAGGGAGAATATCTGCACATTGTTTACATTCTGTTATTCTAGGGGAAATCATCATAACACATTAGATTTACATTTTAGGTCTACAATTTACACAAAGACCATTTAACAGGTTACAGGAACAGCCCACATTAGCTCCACAGTTACTACAATTTGCTTTCATGATTTCTATTTTTAACATGAACATTTACTCATTCCTCCACACCCATTAGCTAAGAACTTATTCAGCATCTTATCTGCTTGGGTATATAATTTTACTGCTTGATCAGGAGCACAGTTGTTAGCAGCTGCTATAGCCCCCTGCATAAGCAAATATACGGTGTTTAATTGAACAGTTGCCTGTTTCTTTATACTACTGTCACATTCCATAAAATCTAATCCCATAAAGGCATTATCAAACTTTTCCTGTAGATTATCAACTCTTACAATAGTTTTTTCTACAAAATTAGTAGATGCTGGTTCTATAGAATATCTGAAATAATATATTCCATCAGGAAGAGGTAATTCTCCACCTAGTTCTGTTATTTCAAGATCTGTAGAATCTAACAAATTTAATTCCTGAATTACAAATGGAATTGATACAGGAGGAAATCCTGGAGGTGTTATAGTTAATAAAGGATTAGCCACTATAGGATCAGGATCTGGATACACACTTGCATCCATAACACCTAAAGTCATGACTGTATATGTTGGGACAAATAACAAGTCTAATTTTAAATCAGCCATTTCAATTGATTATTAATAATTAAAAATAATTGAAAATAAAAAGGGGAAGGAAGTTTTAAGCCTCCCTCCCCCTCTTCAGATTCACCTTGGATTGATTAAGGAATCAATGTAGTTGTGGTAGTAGTAGTTGTACTAGAAGTAGATGTAGTTGTGGTTGTAGTAATACAAGCACCAGATTCATCTACTACAGTTCCAAGAGCAGCAGCTAAAGCAGCTTGAATAGCTGTACTAATTGCACTTCCTGATACAGCAGCAATAATTACTTGTTCATCTTCAGGAACATAATCACCAAAGGTCATTTTGTCTCTGTCATATTCCAAGAATTTAATGTAATAAGTGTCATACACCTGATTAGCAGCTACATAACTCTCATAGTTTTGGTTATACCCCATCATTCTGTATAAATGTTTAAGGTATCCAGCTTGATAGCTATAGAAGTTTTTCTCTAGTTGAGCAATTTCTTCTGCTGTTCCTTTAGGATAGTTGGCTCTTTGTACAATTAAAGGAATTGCAACAATATTACATCTGTCAGCCACAATATAATCAACAGTTGTTGCAGGTCCTTCATAAATGAAAGCTCTGAACCACATTCTGTCATATTCATGTGGGAATGCTGCAATATCACAAGGAACACCATATTTAGTCAATGGTTTACCTGTAATTCTCAATTTAGCTGTAGCACCTGTTCCAACTTTTTCAAATGTAAAGAAAGTGTTGAAACTGATATTATCTGCATTAGTTCCAGGAGCTTGTTGTTGCAATTTAAAAATCAAGTTATTGATTAATGCATCAACATCAGTGTCCACACAAGGATCAGCTCCACAAGCACAACAAGGAGCTTGAACTGTTACTGATCTTGTAAATCCGTTAAAATACAATGTATCAATGTAACTAGAGTGTGCTCTCAAAGTCAAGGTTACAATTTCCCCACATTGTACATGGAAGTTACCAATTTCTGTGATTTGGTTTGTAGCTGTGGCACAACCAACAACTTTATACCATTCAACAATATTTGGTCTTGGATTAACTGCTTGTAAAGGTCCAGCAATCTTATCAGATCTTTTACTTCCTTGCAAATAGTTATTTTGTCTTCCCTGAGCAATGTAGAAATAAGGTCCTGTTTGAGGAGTGGCTGTAGCTACATAAGCATTGGTAAATAATCCTACTTGTCCAGGAGTTAAGTCCTGAGTAGAACCAGTCGTAGGTAGAGCTGCCTGTGTACTAGGCACTACGAAGAGCGTGGTGATTGAAAAATCCATTTTATTTATGTATTAAATTAATTATTCATTTGTTTGTATTCTCATTTGTGAGCTTTGTATAGCTGATTGATTTTCTGTATACATTGCTAGATTTTGAACTGTCAAGTCCAAGAGTTCATCTTCCAAATATCCTTCTAATTCACAATCCTGATTTACAGAATTAGTTTCATCAAACTTAACATAACCCTCTTTGTCTATATACACTGGGTAACGCATGTACATAATGTATATATGTTTGGGTTCAAAAGTTCCATCAGTGAAGATGGATATAGAGTTTGAACTTAACCAATTGAATGTTTCCTGATATTCAAATGATGGTCTGTAATGCTCATTGTTTACTAAGAACTGATGATCTCCATGTTTAGCTAACTCTTTATTAATCCAAATTACACGATCTTTACATCTGCCTTTATCTGCTAATATGTAGGCATCTTCATAGAACATATATTCTGGTTTTAAATTCTCTAAGTTAGCTTCCCATCTATTAAGGGTGGAATCAACTAATTTTAATTCTAATTTTCCTTGATCATAAGGAACAACAAGACTTTGTAAATCCTCATATCTTTTCTTAAAAGCATCTTGTCCTAATCCAGAAACTACACTAATACCATCAATCTTCTGTTTGATGAGTTTGATTTGAGCTTCATTAAGAGCTAAAATCTTATCCTCTAACTGAATTTGTTGATGACTATTGTCAGAGAGTTTATTTAATCTCTGGTCAATTTTGTATAGAAGACTGTCTACTGGTATCACGACTTAGCTATTTTCTTTGTTTTCAATTTTTGTTCTAATACTATGAGTTCATCTTGATGATCATCATCAGCTAAATGTTTAACTAATTCATCTTCATCTACAGCAATTTCTAATTCTCCTTCATAAACCTTTCCAGTTGGTTTAACTCTATAAACAGAATGTTGAATAGCTTGTTTTACAAGGTCTTTAATCTGTAATAGATTTTCTTTCATGTCAGCAAATCTGTTGAACACTTCCACTGGATTAAGTCCTTTGAAAGCTCCTGTTTTAAACTCAGCTTGCTTCATAATAGTATCTACCTGATTATATACAAATTCTGGTTTAGTATCATCTGTAACAGGAAGTCCTAACATTCTGGCAATTTTTTTCTGTTTATCAGGAGTCATACTATCAAACTTGCTAATAGCTTTGTTGATGGTTTGTTTTTTCTTGAATGTAACAGTTGATTCGATATCCTCATCTACTACATAAAATTGTGTATCTGCTGGAAATTCTCCTCTTTCCCAAGCCTGATATGAGCTTGCTATTGTAGGATGAACTCTTAACCAAGAAAAAGCTAACTCTCTAAAAGGAACACTCAAATCAAAGAAATTATCTCCATCTATCAATTTAACTGGTTGGATGTGAGTTTGATCATCAGATGATAAAGACAATCCATAATTCCAAAATCTTGATCTTGGTCCTAAATCAATATCCCCCAAAGCTGCTTCTAGTCTATTTCTGAGTTTTGTAACTCTTTCCATTTCAATTTCCCTTTCAGTAGGATCTGCAATCCTCTTAATGTAAGCAGCATCAGGATCTAACCCTGTTCTATATCTTCCATCAATTTCCTTGTAAGGATATTTAAACACTCCAGTACCAGGAACTCTTGTCATTCCCTTCTGTGCTAAGTTGCTATCCATTGTTTGAATAGCAGAATTACTATTGTAATCTCTCTTAATAGTAGAGATCTTGCCTGTTGAACCCATAATGTAGTTATTTTAATTGGTTTAGAGGATGCTGCCCATCGAAGGGCTATATCCAAGGTCTTTAGTCTTGATATCATCCTGTAGTCTTCCTGTAGGAGAGTGTGGTGTGGTTAGGAAGACCATTATTGTTTCCTTAGAATTGTGGTATTTCTTCAATAAGAACAGTTCTAGACAAATCTTCAATGAAGATGTCACATCTGTCCTCCATCCACAATGTATAACCAGGGAACTTATTAGCAGAACTCATACCTTGAGATTTTGCAAATCCTAAGTGGTGTTGTCTACCATCAATATAACCCCAAGTCATAGAAGGAGCATTTTTCAATCTCACCTCTCTAATGTTATTTACCATACTTCCATCAGACATTGGAGACACATCAAACACGAAGAATACTGGTGTTGATTTTTTGTTTTGTCCAAAGTCTAAGTTAGTTTGTGGTAAATCAAGTTCTTTCAAGTGGATTAGTTCAACACGACCAGTTTCTCTTGTGACCATTGCATCAAATGCAAAGTTATAAGTAATGTGTTGTCCTTCTCCTTGTAAATATCTGTTTCCAGAATCTGCAACTAAAGTCAAACCAGAGTTTAATACATCTTGTTTTAAAGCTGTTTGAAATACATCAAAACCTGCCTCATTAGTGTACATTTTAACTCGTCTGTCTTTAACATCTACTCTTCTGTAGAATAAGTCACCAAATACTGATCTGATTAAGTTAGCAGAGAATTCACCCCTGTTATACTGAACCAAGTTACCATTGTTTCTCATTCTGTGATAAACACCTGCTGAAGTTCTTTTAACTTCTTGTCTTGAACCATTAGTTTTAACTGTTCCAGGTTTACCCCAAATCATACGTTTAACTTTAAGTTCAATCATTTGTTTTCTCATCCAGAACTCAACAAATGGTTCCCATTTAACATCATTTCTGGTTAAAGGTAACTGATTTCTTCTTTGTGGCATATGTACCAAAAGATCTAGTGGTTTTCCATCAGCATCTTTCAACATTCTATCATCAGCCCATTTTGTAATGGTATGTTCAAAACCGTAAGCAGAACCAAGAGATTCAAACATACTGATTTCTTCACCCATTCTTGGAAGTCCTAACAAGTCTTGGTCAAACTCCCCAATAGCACCATCAATCAATTCCATCTCAATACCCACTTGCATGAATAAAGCATTAACGAAATCAACCTGAGGATTTTCAGAAATAAGTGTGAAAGTGTAGAGATAACCATTATTCCAGTTTACAGGATCTTTGGTTACATAGAATCGAGGACCATATTGACGTGATCCAACTGATACAATGGCATTTTTAGAGAACTCATTAGTGTCAAGCACTAATTGGAATTCTTGTCCATCAATACCTGGTTTCACTAAGTTAGTAGTGATTGTAGGAACATCAATAATCTTTGGAAATTTGTAGGGTACAGCAATTTTCCATTTCCAAGCATCACTGTTGTTATCAATGTAAAACGGTGTGCTCTTGTTAATCATGTCTAGGAAGTCATTGCTATACAATGAACTCTGGGTATATAGACTGATAATCTTCTTGTCATAGTCAGCAGGCTCTGTTGAGTGAAATGACTCCAAGTGATTTGTGTCTGTAAATTTTCCTACTGCTCTTTTATCCATAGAAGATACCCTTGCGTAGGTAAACCCAGTTAATCCTGGAATAGTTTGAATACTCATTTTGTAAAAAATTTGTTGTTATTAAAAGGGTTTATTTAAACCATCTATTAGGAGCATCAACTTTTGGTTGAGATGTTCCTGTTGTTGATTTCACTTGTTTAGCAACCTCACTAAATAATTGATCTGTTTTCTTTGTCACTCCTGTTTTCTGAACAGTGGAAAGAGTTGGATCCTTTTCAAGAATCT